AGCATGTGGTATAGATGTCTTTTCTTCAGCTTGATAATGTTGCATTGCCATTTGCACTGGCAATGATACTTTATGAGGATTGCCTTCCTGCAATAACTGAATGCTAGCATTCTTATCTACAATAGATAAAAATTTAGCCATGTCATTAGCGCCTACTACAGGTTTAGTAGCAACACCATCCATCGCCTGTAGTATACGCTTCATGTCCATATATTAACCGTTCAAACGTTGCATCAACTCTTTCATACGATTGAAATCTGCTGACTCTTTTACAGTTTCTTTTTCTTTCTTACCAGCACGTAATGCGGCTAAGTCTGATTTTTCAATCTTACCATCATGATCTGCATCAATCTTTTCTTGATTGCCTGGCAAATCTTTTGTAGCGGCTTTCTTTTCTGCCATGTAAGCAACAGTTTCTTTCATGTTCTTCCACATAGCGGTAGCGGCAATCTTCTCGCCTTTTTCGCCACCGCCTGCTTTTTTAGCTAATTTATCAAATCCCTTACCTGGCTTACCAATGTCACCACCGGCTTTTGCTTTTTTAACTACAGCAGATTTTTTAGCCTTGCTTAGTCCTGCACTTGGTTTGCCTTCTTGGACCGGTGCAGTGCCTGCCAAAGATTTAGTTTTTTGGTAATCAGCGGCCAATTGAGTCATTGCTTTTTGATCACCTCTGGCTTTTGCCTCTTGATATTGTTTCATTAACGCATCAAGTTGACGTGCTATCGCATCAGCCTCCGCACCTACACCTTCTTTGAATGGCTTACCTGCTTTAGCGGCAGCCTTAGCACGTGAACCCCATACTTCGTCTTTGTCGCTTTCTACTTTGCCATCGCCGTCATAATCTTTACCGGCTTTCTTGCCCTTCTTAGCTTCGTAAACTCCAACGCCATACGTTTCGTCAACTTCTTTTTCTTTCTTTTCTTTAGGAGCATTAGGATCTACTTTCTTGCCACCTTTAACGATAGTTTGTTTTCCTGGATTAGCTTTGCCCCATGCTTTAGATTCTTTCTCATCAGCTTTGTCTTGAGCTTTCTCACCGGCTTTCTCGCCAGCTGAACGTGCTTTTACTTTACTTGCTGGCTCAGCATGTGGCTCATCGCTGAAACGATCTGGATTGTGTGTATGACGTGTTACACCTGGCTTTGGACGACTAATAGTTCCACCAGTTGAACTTGTTTCTTCATCAACTGTTTCTTCAGCATCAGGAATACCATTGTGATTAGCATCTAAACGCTTGTGAGCGGCTTTAGTAGCTTTAACTAATGTCTTATACTTGTCAACTTTGCTTTGAACATGTGCTGGAACTGGCTTAGGCTCTTCAAACACCATACCTGTACCGCCGCATTCTACACAAGGCTTTTGACCACCGCCGACCATACCTTCGTCAACTTTGTGCTCATGTTTGCCCTTCATTTTTTCAGCTTGTGATTTTTTCAAATCTTTCATTTTATCTTTAGCTTCAGATAACATTTCTTTTAGTCGCATTTTTTGTCCTTCGCTTAATGTATCGCTGTTGTCTAAATGATGTCCGTACTCGCTGAACTTCATTTCGTACTCTAAATAATGATAGACGCTGGCGATATAATCAGCGGCTTTAGTAATCTTAGCTTGTACCCAACCTTCTAATTGATCTTCGTCTTGAATTTGTTGGAATAGCTTGTGTGAATAATTAGCTAATTTGTACAAATCAGCTTTGGCCATAGCACCTTCACGGTCTGTTTCGCCGTTGTGTACGCCTACAACTTCACCGCCCATTTCAGGTGCTGGTGTATCTGTTGGTTCTGACCCTGTTGCTGGTGTCATTTGATCTAATTCTGCTGGCATGAGTATACTCCGTTATCTTTATATATTTAGCGTCTTTTGATGATAGCTACTTTCTTACTTGGCTTAGTTTTAATGTCTTCCATCGGCCCGCCGAACAAACTAACTTCATCTTGATCCAATGCATTCACGCTTTTTACAGGCCCTTTGCTATATGCGGCAGCTCCGCCTTCTACACTAGCTATATTTCCTGCGCTTGTACTGCCTACTGAAGATGATTCTGACACATCTTTCTGCCCATATGGGTGTACTACAACCCACTTTCCGCCTTGATTTTGTACGAATTTCTTAGGATCAAATTTGCTACGAATAATATTGTGTACTTTAAGTGCGGCTTCAGGAGTTTGTCTAAAGCCTTGCTGGTGTGCTGAATGCTCTTCATGGTTTGAAACCATACGTTGTTTGAGTCTCCCGGCACCGTCATCATAGATGTACATTAGGTTAGCTTCATCTTCTTCTCTACGGTGACGACTAAATCCTGTACGATTATTATGATAGTCGTTGTAACCTTCTTGGAACTTAGGAGCCGCTAGTCCGGGCTTTATACCTTGCATTGATCCATCTGGTTGCTGTGTAGCATTAGGCCAGCGTCTTAAATAGTCTGCCTTCCATGTTTTATATGCATTTAACTGTTGCATATATTCGTCATCCGGTAAATTTTGATTAGGAGGAATAAAATCACCCTTGGCATTTACAGGAATACCATATTCTAATTTTTGTCCAGCTGAATCTTTAGTTATAGGACCGGGCTGAGTATAGTCGATACCTTCTAATAAATCTTGCATTTTCATACGGTTCTCCCAAACCAATGTTTAAACCAAGCATCGGTTCCTGGTTTGATATTTTGTTCTCTGGCGATACGACCTTTGTCGCTGCCTTGTATTTGTGGCAGTTGTAAATTGTTATAGTTAGCCAGGGCTTCTGCACTGCCTAATCCGCCCATCATACTAACTGCTTTTAACTGGTGTATAGGATCATCTGGCGCAAGATAACAATCTTCGTCTGAAGATGGATTTATATCTTGTGTAGTGATCTTATATTGTTTCATTTTAAACTTGATCTTAGCATCCAGCTATGTTTCTTATGAGCATCTTGGCGATCTGCTAAAAAGTTACTTAGTCCATGATCGCCAGCTTGTTCTGCCATAGTAAATGTAATACGGAATATGTTAGCCATACGCTCGCTGTCTTCTAACAACTCGCTTAACATACCGTGAAAGTCTGGTACACTATTTTCATCTTCTACTTTAGATAACATACTAAATTTAACTAGACTTGCTGGAGTATATATTTGTAATGCACGAAGTTGTTCAGCAAACGTGTCGATACTGCCATATACTTCTGTATAGATAGTATCGAACAATGCGTGTAGTTGAGGAAACAGAGGTCCTTCTACATTCCAGTGAAAGTTCTGTGCCTTTAATGCAAAGGCGTATTCACTAGCAAATGCTGTTTTAAGTGCTAGATGATATTTTTCGTCCATATTAAATTCCGTATTTGTTTCTTTTAGATTTTGCAACAGCACTTACTTTGTGTGTATCGTTGGGCTCGACACTTTTTCCAAACTTACTAATATGATTTCCATCAGTGGGAACAGTATTGAAAGCGGCCCTAATCATGTTGTCTTCTTGTTGCGTATAAGGATGATGAGTATTAAATTTTTCAGACCATGTTTCTTGCGGGCTGTCTACCGCTTTAGTATCCTTACCATCCGCCATGGCCATAGCCATCATTAAACGATTCATATGATAGATACGGTCGTATCCTCCAATATCTCGGCTACGACTCACACCTTGGCTTGCGGCATCATGGTGCGGATGACGTTTAGTAATTTTACCTTCTTGTACAAAATCTCTTGCTCGCATTTCTCTTAATACCTTATTAGCATATTTAATCGAATTCTCATCAGCCTTAGTATATACTTGTTTAACTTTTTTATTGCCTTCTCCGCGCTCCATTTTATCAGGTTCTTTAGATTTTTCTTTTTCAAAATACTTTCGCATTTCTTCTGTACTGGCCGATACTTTCTTTTTAGTCGGCTTAGCCATAAAGCCCATTAAACTTTCTTGTGCTAATGGTTCTGCTACAGGTTTTTCTTTCTTAACTTTCTTAACTTTTTCAGGATGTTGTCCTACAGCATCAACAACTGTATCGTAGTAGTGTTTACCATTTACTACTAAGTTAGGATCGGTACCTGCGGCTTGATAAAACGCATTCATATCACCAGCACGAGCGGCTGTGCGTAGAGCAGTAGCACTACTTACACGGGGGCTTTCTACGTGAATAATCTTGGCAAAATTAAAATAACCATGATTGCTTTCTTTGCCGTTATACTGATGTAATAGTTTTCCAGCCCAAGCCCAGTCTTGGCTATCTGTTACATAAGCAATAGTTGCACCATCACCTACTTGTTGATAAATCTTAGCGGCTAAGGTAACAACACTTTGTTCGCCTAAGATATGTCCTTTAATTTGAGGATCAATTGCAGTCATCCAAGCGGTTTTTAACTCATATGGCAATGGATCATTAGGCCCAATAGTACCAGGATTAGTTCCGATGAACCAATGGCGTCCTGCATGTTTAACAGCGTTCCACACTTCCATGTGACCTTGATGTGGAGGATTGAATCTTCCAAAACAAAATGCCGCATCTGCTTTATGATGTGCCTCAAATAACTGTCTTAATTTCACTGCGGTGCCTCCGGTTGAGTAACTGGCTTTTTACCAGGAGCCCATGTTGTAGGAACAATTTTAATGTTGCCATACTTATGACCTTTTTGCGCATAACGTACATGGCCTTCGCCGTGCGTATCCCAAATTTCTTTTCGTGGTTGCTGTTTAATTGCGGCATCCACAGTATCTTTCATGTTGCGTATACCTTTGATTAAAAACAATATAGCATCTAATCCGCCAGGATGTGCTTGTGTCATATCAATGATATGTTGTATTTTCTTAGGACTCTTGCCCTTTGCCTGCATCCAAGATACAAATGTACTGCCTGTAATGCTACTAAAGTCTTGTTGAGCATTTGCATGTTTGTTACTCATGTCATTAAAGAAAGGATAAAAGATTCCATTCTTATCTGCATCAGGCAAACTGTTCAAGAAACCATCTATTACTCCGGCATGTGTTTGTGCATATTCAATCATTTCGTCTACTGCACTAACATCCACTTGAGGCGCCGCATCTGTATAGATTGGACCTTGTACAATAAGGCCGGGAGTTTTATTAAACTCTTCAAAATTATCTTTAGGTACTTGCGAACGGTCATCTGCACCGAACGATGGAAATGTTGCATGTCCTACTACCATTACTTGTGTTTGGCTAATGCGCTGACCTAATGCACTACCGGCATCCACGTGATATGTTGTGTCGCTTAACGGGTTAGGACTAAACTCCCATACACCTTTTGGATATTCTTTAGTAGGTGGAGTAAGTCGTTTATTTAAACTAGGATCAACTCCAAACAATGCATCTGCATATACAAAGCCAACAAAGTTTTTAGGTGTAGCGGCATCAAACAATGGATACAAATTGCTAAAGTTAGTAGCAAACTGCTGACGCTTTTGTTGATCTTCGGGAGATTTTGGATTACCACTTTGATTTGCAATAAAGTCGTATACACCTTCTGGACTATCGCTCTTAACACCTCGACCCCATTGGTTGTGACCTGCAAGTATTAACGGCCCGCCTTTCTTTTCACGTCCCCAGTATACTTGAGGATTGCCATCCCACTTGCGTCGAACTGTAGTTTGTCCTGCTTTTTCGTCAGTAATTTCTTTAAAGTGATTAAGTGCTTCTAAAGTACCATTTACACCTTTAAAGAAAACTAAATGTTCCGGATGATTAAAAGGCCTGCCGTACTTTTCCATACTGTCATCATTAACAGCAATAGCTTTACCTTCATAATAGAACATTTCTCTTAACAGCACGATTAGTCCTTGTACTTGCCGTTAGAAATATGCTCTTTGGTATCTTCTAACATCTTTTTGCAAATATCATTGCAAAGTTTTTCGTCTAAATGATCTGGCAATTCACGAATAGGGAATTTTTTAACGTAAATTTGATAACTGCTTTCTACAGCTGGTTGAAATACTTTACTGCTTATTTCGCCTTTTTTATCAAGACATTTAGTTAAACTAGGAAATACATGGCGGCGATATACATCATCATCGTTGTGCATGAAGTGTATTAAGTCTTCTGCTAGATCGAAGTTTAATTCTCTACCACCACCTTCTACAGGTTTGATAAACTTCATATCATCGAAGTATTTGCCCTCTAATAGTTCATTTATACGCATTTTTAAGCCCAAATTTATAAATCAGCAGAAATCTCTGCGGTTAGAGTATTTATCGCTTTTGCAGGGCTTTAGTTTTTAACTATGCGCTCAACTTTGCTGATACTACCACCAAGATGCATCTTAGCCATGAGCAAGTTGTTATCACCTGTGATATAGAAGTGTGTACCGCCCCAACTGCGTGGCTTTAGCAAGTCTTTGATACAGCTTTTAGTTAATTTAAGTTTCTTATTAGCCTCAGCCCATTGGATAAATGCACTGTGTTCCTGTGTAGTTTTGCCTAATGTGATACGAAAATCGTAGTTCATCTTGGGCATAATAACAGTTCCTGCGTCCAATGTAGTGTTATCAGGAGGTTTAGAAATATACTTTACTTGGTGCTTATCAATTTTAGCCAGAGCATTAATATCTGCCAGCTTATTACTATAAATGCTTAACCAAGGACTTTCTACTCTGATATCAATATCGGACATTTTAGATAATGCCTTGTGCAACTGCAAGGCATAGGTCAATTCATCTTGGGTACTAATGCCTGCGGTTCGATAAGTGCCAAACTGACTTTGTCTAGGCTGATTAGATAGTGTAATTTCGGATAAACTCTTATATACACTATCTAAGTCAGCATGCCTAAACAAGCTCGAGCCAGCACATGTCAGTACAATTTTGTACTGATATATGCCCCCGAATAGTTTTCTAGTTATCTTGTACTGCATGCTCTATGGTATCTACCATTAACAATGGAGTTTTAGGTAACTTAGGTTTTGCAACTAGCATAATCTTATTGTTTTCAACAGTAATAGTTAGCCAGCCGCCATTCTTTAGGTCTCCGAACAACATCATTTTTGCCAAAGAACGTTTAATTTCCTTGTCAATAACACGTTGCAACGGACGAGCACCCATCTTCTTATCAAAGCCGTTGTCGATCAACCATGTAGTAGCTTCCTTATCAATCTTGATACGGATACCTTTATCTTTAACTTGCTCACGCATTTCATCGATAAACTTCTCAACTACTTTAACAATAGTTTCTTTGCTTAACTTGTTGAATGTAATAACAGCATCTAAGCGATTACGGAATTCAGGTGTAAAGAATTTCTTAAGTTCTTTATCGCTGTAGTCTTTTTCCTGCGAACCAAAACCAATGTTATTCTTTTCTGAATCCTGCGCACCTGCATTTGTAGTAAGGATCAATACAATGTTGCGACAGTCCGCTCGTTTGCCGTTTGAACCAGTAATAAAACCGTTATCCATCATTTGCAACAATAC